GAATTATTGTACATATCCTGCAATTCTTGTTTGCGTTTCGCGGGATATTTTGTTTCAGAGAGCCAGCTTTCTGGTCTTAAATCTACACCTACTGGCAATGGCACTAACCTATGCTTACAAAATTGTAGTGTAAAATCTCTTAATTGTTTTTGATGATCAGTATAATACCGTGGATCATCAACTTTTCGGCCAAATCTATATATAGCCCCCAAGGCAACTGTCAAGCTGTGGCCAGGATTGACATGTGGAAGAGCCGCTCCCTCGACGTGTGGTCCGAGGGAAACTGCAACTACCGGCCGGTGATTGGTCTCACTAAAGCGGGTAATTTTTAAAGTTGGATCGAGTTCGACTAACTTACCACCAACAACAAAATGATCATGTTGTAATAGTGGGAGTTTAACTTCGTCTACATTGTAGCCGAACGCGACCGTACGCGGTTTTATTGTCTTGGGTCTAGAAGAAAATCCCTAGATAAAAATTTATGGGAATTTTCTTGTCGAATATAGGCTGTATAATAGCGTAGGAAGAACATTGTGTTCCTAAGCAACTTGTCCTTAAAATTTTGATTCGAAGGCAGATTAATAAAATTCATGGCATCAGCATTAAAATATGCCTTGTGTTCTAAGGCTTCGGTTGTTTCATTGGGCGAAAGCATCCTAGCCCTTGAGGCAATTTCAGTAACGATGGCAAAACAAACTGTCATGTCAAACTCCGTAAATGAATGATCATGACCTGTTCTGACTCTGACAACATACAATTCCGGATCTTTAGTCTTGATATTACTAATCGCATTGATCTGCGATCTCATATCAATTTCGGTTTCCGAATCTTGTTTTCTTATAATTGTCATTGTTATATTTTTCTGTTTTTGATTCAAATAATAGCGGTTGCCAGCTAATTTACAATAAAGCGCCCAATAAAAATCCGATGTAGAATCAAATAAATGGAGTGCAGCTTTTGAATTGATCAATTCATGACAAGTCTTTGGAACGTATTGTGAAACCGTGTCGACTTTGTCTATTGTTCGATTGAGTTTAACTCTCATAGGTGAAACATATGAGGGAAACTGTAACCCTCCGCGGACTAAAAAGTCTACACGTGCAGGTATTACGAATTGTTGTTCATTTGCGGTATCAAGTAATTGACCATATTGAAAATAATACGTTGCGTTATAATAATCTCCCCATCTCCTAAGGATGAAGAAAACTAAAGCGGTACTAAATAAATGGAAAATCCAAGACCCGAAATGAGTATGAATTGCATCAAAATAGATGAAAAAGAAGAAGTAGTAAACCGTTGTCATAAAAATATGTTTCAGCTGGAAGTAAGCAAACTCTTCTCCATTCATTCTTTGTAAATACTGAATTAACAGCCAATATATCCCCCCAAAACAACCCCCGGATGTGTACCACATATCTTTCAATAGCGTTCGCGTTTCCTGCGGAGTAATGTCCCGGTCTAAAACCAGAACTGTTTGATTTGTTCGAATATTGAACGTTAATTCGCCAAAATTTGCTGGCGGGATCAGTGGGATGTCAATAGCTAATTGATCGACTATTACCTCTTCCAAAGGATGGACTTCCTGGGGGCCGACTTCATCTAATTCCACTCTTGCGTTATTGACTGGTGCAACATGGACCTCTTGTACAAGGCCAATGTTCATATCAATTTCGTCTTGAGCTGCGACTTTTGCCGCTGGTTTCAATTCGATCGGTTTCTCAACCCATTTATCTCCTGATCTCTTACAGAATTGATGTCCAGGATGATCCGTAAGGGACTCACCGCAAATAAAACATACAGGAACACAGAGTGTAAAGTTGTGGTGCTCACCACGCCTTTTTGAACATACTCTGCAGGGAAAATTAGGACAATTTTTCTGCATTTGATCCTTTTTTGTAATGTTAATTCTGAACTGTTTTAAACAAAACTCACAAGAAACTTCCACATGCGGCAAGGAACCCAAGAAATCAAATTGATGATTACAATCAATTGGTTCTTTGTTCTTTGGTAACCGCGGGACAGATTTCTTGTCTTCTTCAGTTTTGATATCAACTCCGACCTGCTTATCGTCTATGGCAGGATTTGTTTTGGTCTTTTTCTTCTTAGGTTTG